GCTGTCACCAGCAACTTTTAACTGTCTACCTCTGAAAGGTACATCAATCTGTCCAATAACAGATGATGGTAACTGTGCTGCCTTACATAGGAATGAAGTCAGCTCAGTATTGCCTCCGGCATAGCCAGGGAAATTAATTGTTGCTCTAAAAAGGTTGGGGCGTGCGCCTCCACCTGATAGTTTTGCTTTTAGGTCGTCTACTTTTAAACTCATGTTAGTTTTTCCTTTCTTTTATTTATAAGATTAACCGTTAGATAAACCGGCGACTTCTGAGAAATCAACACCAGTTCTAGTAGCGATGAAGTTCAATGTGATGAAGTTAATAGAACGTGCAGGTTTAATGAAGATATCAGCCACAAATCTATTTGTGTCAATTACTTCTCCTGTATTGTTTGTTCCATCACACACGACTAGGAAATCTGTAATACCGCGTCGGCCTTGAATATCTCTCAAGAACGGCTCTACAGCGTTTCTAAACGTAGCACGGGTGAACTCATCATTCAATTCGAATAATTGGAATTTAGCAGCAGTAGAAATTGCTTTCTCAAGAGTGATAAACAATCTACGTACATTAATTCTATCGAACGCTGATGGTTTTGACTGTGCTGTTTTGTCTCCGAATAACAGAGTGCCTTGACCAGGGAATGATACCACTGGGTTAACACCTGCTTTGTATAATTCGTCTCTATCTACCTTCTTAGGGTTATATGCCAATTTAGTAACTCCTCTTAATCCACCACGATTGAATCCGGCAGGTGAGAAGAATGGTTCAGCAACCGAATCAGTATTTGCACAAAGACCAGCCATGTGACCATTTGCAGGAATGTATCTAAAGATATCATTATACTTATCGTAGATGTATACAGATGTAGAATCAATAACACCATAAGAACCATTAGAACCTCTATCAGTAATATCATTATTAGCAAAATCCAAAACAGCCTTTAATGCTGCAGTTGAGCTTGCTACGCCTCTAGTAGCTGATAGTGGTGGTGATAAGAATGCAACTGCATCTTTTCTCTTATAAGCAACTTCATGCACTTTATTTTGAATAACTGCACCACTTGCGGCAATTTGAGAGAATAGAAGATTTACATCAATTGTTTCTGTATCGCCAAGAATATCAAGAGCTGCAGTAATTTCTCCTACTGTTAATGATGATGGCGATGAACCATTTGCTAATGTATATTTCTTGCTGAATTGATTGCCTGAAGCAAATGGAGAGTCATCAGCTATAATATTAGCATCGAGGCTAGCATTTGTAGCTCCAACGTAATAAACGTACTGTGAAGATTTATTTAATACAGTTGGTAAGAAATTAGCAGAACCATCTGCCTTTTTCGCATCTTTTGTTAAGCTTAATCCTTGATATGTTTCAAGAATTGTATTTGCTTCAGCAGACCAGTTACCAGCTCTATCAACAATAGCAACGTGAACTTCATCAAGATCAGGTGCAATATCAAAAGCATTGACAACTGTTCTTTCTATGGAAGATGAAATTAACGCATCAGCTGATGGAGAAGCATTCTGTTCATCATATTGGTCTTTACCAATAACATAAACATCTAGGCCATTACCTAAATCGCCAGGATATCTAGCAGCAAAGGTTGCTCCAGAAGCAGTAATTGTTTGCTCATCAAAATACGTTTCATTGGGAATGAAGATACCCTGCTTATCAGGTGACTCATCTGATGAGTCAACTGCATTATCGTAATTAGTTGCTGTTCCTGCACGTACTACTCTCAATGCTTCGCCATATCTAAGAAATGAATCAGCTTGAAAATAAGGTTCGCAATAGAGTGAATCAGAACCAGGTTTGCTAAACGTTTTAGCTAGCTGATTCTCCGACGAGATGAGAATCGCTTCATTGAGCGGCCCCCATCTAAAATACCCTGCAAATCCACCAATGGAGGTCGATACTGCCGGTATGACATTAGTTAAGTCGATTTCTTTTACCTCGACTCCAGGTGAGACTTGAAACGCCATAATTTTCCTTTCAGATTTGTTATTTGTTTAATAATAAGTTAAAAATCATTACAAGATGTATTCACTTCGCTTCAACTATTTATAAATATAGGTATTTACAGATTGAGCCAGTCCTTACGCTGACGTATTAATTCATCTAAAGCAGGATTGGAAACATCTGGTGATTGCTTATTATCATTAATAAACCCAAAAGGTAATAGGTCTTCTTCGAGTTCTCTTATCCTATCTTGATATAAAAGAGATTTTAAATCTGTGTCGGCTATATTGCCAAAAGCATCGGAAGAAATAAACCAAGCAAAAAGAACAAGATTCATAACTAAATCGTCGTGGTTATCACCAGATGCTTCATAAGATACTCCTTTTATTTCAAAAGTAGCTAATTCTGAAATTGTGTCGTAGTCAACTATAGCAATTTTATTCATCTCAATTAAGTCTTTGAGATTTGAACAACCGATTCTTTTGACTCTCTTTGTCATTGTAACGCCAACGCCTCCCGCCTTTACAGTTGATTCAACAAAAGTATTTTCGTATTCATATTCGTAATAGATTGCATTACATACTACCTGGCCAACATCATTGTTTTCAACTACAATCAAAGCTTGGTTATATGCTTCCGCAACTTTTACAATAATATCTGGAAAAATTAAAGGTGAAATCATATTATCTCTGAACGTAGCTACTTGTTCAAATTTATCATCTGTAACATCGAATATACAAAACGTAGAATAATCTTGACCTCGCCCTTTCGAAACGTCGACGGTCATAATATACGTATGATCTCTCTTTGGTTTCTTATAATACTTTATACTATTTCTTTCTTCAATAGGTTTAGAGCACTTTAGACCAAGTATTACATTTGAAGATATCAACGTATTAGAACGTCCGTGAAAATTATTTCCATACTCTTGTTCGAATTGAAGTTCTGATGTATTTGCGATCGTAGTCTGTTTCCATTTCTCATCACGACCTGGTACATCCCACCAATCAACTCTAAATGGTACAAATTCATTTGTGCTTTGAGCTGCACCTTGATATAATTTGTGATAAAGATTTCCAACACCATTTGCAGTTGATGTAATAATAACTTTTGTTTCGTCACCAGCTGAAATTACAGGATAAGTCGAAGTATAAAATTCATTTGCGTTTTCAACAAAAGCAAACTCGTCAAGAAATAGTAAGTCAATAGATAAACCACGAATAGAACTACCCGAAGTTGCTGCTGCAATTATCTTTGAATTATTTGAGAATGTTATATTACCTTTATTTAATTCTTTACAACCCGGTTGTAGAAAATAAGGAAGATGCTCAAGAGCCAAAGTAATTCGAGATAACATTTCTCTTGCGGTTGCTCCTTTATTGGCTAGAATCGCAATATTCTTTTCGGGGTGAAAGATAGCATACCAAAGAATGTAGATAATAGAAGTAATAGATTTACCAGATTGACGACATGCAAGTACAATACAAAAACGATTATCGACAAATGTCTTCATCATTTTTTTCTGGTAAGGATAAGGCTTATACGAAATTAAACCTTTTGATGGTGCAATAACTTGAATATAATTAGCCGCAAAGTATAATGGGTCTTCCATACACTTTACGTATTCTTCAATTTGTTCTTCGGTAAAATTTTGTTGTAAACCGTCACGTTTAACTAATCCATTACCGAGATAACCATCACTCCTCGTCGACATCGATTACTTTTTCCTTTTTACTCCGCAGAAACTTTTGAAGTTCAGTCGTTGAACCCATGAAGATTGCATTGTTTGTTGTATTACCAGATTTAGATTCTTCTTGAGTAAGCTCTTTTCTCTTCTTCTGAAGTTGTAATAGCTTGTCAGTAATATCGCCAGTACCTTTCAAAAGTTGACCAAGAACTTCAAAAGCTCTGGGATGTTCTGTATCGTGAGCTAATGCCATCATTAGTTCAATCGCTTCTTCTGATTGACCAACTAAACTTTTTAACTTTTCTCGCGTATACTGATAATCTTCTTCGGTATCTTGAATAATATCTACTTTATTCGTTTTCTTTTTTATTTCTTTTGGAAGATTTTTATTTAATGCTGCGAGTAAGTCTTCTTTCTTTTTTTGTGTCATTATAATGCTGGGCTATCATCAAAACCAAATGTACTAGTTGTTATAATAGGCGGTGAATCATCACTAGAAACTGTTTGTATTTCAGAAGATGCTGGTTCACTAGTAGTAGATTTATCGTCTAAACTATTATCGTGTAATCTTGAATCAACTCTGTATACGGCAGCTTGTGTTTTAACATCACCAACAAAACGTACTTTCATTGTAAAATTTAAAGTATAAACTATAGTTCTTCTTGTTTCATAATCGCCTTCATATTCATCTTGAATTGATATATCTTGAAGTGTGATTGGTACATCGACACTTTGGCCGGGCCCTTCCATATTAACAATAGCAACTGTAAACTCTGGCGTAAACGTAGGAAGAATCTGTTCTACAATTTGGAGCGCTTCATCTTGTGTTTTTGCTAATACATTCAATTCAATACTGACATTGTAAGGTACACTTTGTGCAACGTATTTTTTATTTCTTGATGAATCTTCTGTTAATTTTTTATTTAATTTATTTAACTTGATAGAGGAATCATAAGAAATATCAATAATATTAAATGCCATTCTTGGTAACTTAATTGCTATTGTTTCATCTGTACGTGATTCTTGTTCTATTCTTGCAAGGAACTTTTGTCTAGCTCCATAAGAAATAGGTACACGTTCAGATACGCTATTATGACGTTTTATTAGAATATTATTAAAGACAGTTCCGAATACCGCAACTACTTTTCTTAATGTTTGATTATAAAAATGTGTTCCGCTTAACATAGCTATGGTTGTCTAACGTCTCCAAATGGGTTTAATTCACTAAAGTCAATAAAGTTATCTCCAATAGTATCGAACTCTTCATTCTGTGAGCTTCTATCGTTTTCATCTATTGGTGTCTGTGTTGATGGATTTGAAATAACCGCAGTCGCTGCAGGAGTAGTATTATTATTTGTAATTGTACCAGCTATAAAAGAATTATCCGAACCATCAGCTGCATTAATGCCAACTATATCCCAAGTCGTATCATTTACAAATTCTGCGATCTCACCTTTTATAATTGTATTAGGATTAAGATCAGTTCTTGCTTGTTCTATTTCGTCACCTACAAGATGTGTACCAACAATACTACTTACGCTGATTCTTGTACGAGAACCAAATGTTTCTTCGAACTTATCAATTGCTTCAACACCGGTATCGATAGCTTCATTAGAGTATTCAAAGGCTTCAATCTTAAGTTTGAATACAGGTAAATTCTGAAGTTGATAGAAAGGTGTTTCTTCTTCTACATACATTATCTCAAACAATGTATTCACTAAAGGAATATAAATTAAGTCACCTTCATTTGGTCTAACCTGTGTTGGGTCATCAAGAAACCTTCCAACTAATTGTTCCCAACGTCTATTTGCAATTACCAGAGTGGCTTGGTCTCGTATTTCTAATCCAAACTTTGAAAGCAAATCACCTTCACCTTCAAATCCATCAACGTTTTCTATGTATGATTCAATTACAAACGAATCACCAAATTCAGATAAAGTAGCCTCGTTAAAAATACCATCTTGATTGATGATTTTTCTAGGCAAATAATAGACATCATGCCCGTAGATTTTTAAACCTTCGATTACTATGTCTTCGTACAAATTCTTTTCAGATTTTGTACCTAAACTAAAATACGGATTTCTTGGCATATCATTATCCTACGTAGAAGTCAGCAGG